TGATGGTTTTATCTACAGAGAGCAAATTCCATGTGGACAATCAAGAAGGTCTTATTGTGATCCTTCAAGAACATTTTTGGGTGCCATTCTTGGTGGTGGTGTTGCTGCTAGTATGAGTCGGGGTGATGGTTATAAATGGTCAGTTCCTCTTGGAGCATTTATTGGTGGTGCAGGATTTGGATGTAACTAATGACAACAACTGACAAACTGATCTTCATTTCTTCGTTCATTTATTTCTTGCACTGGGGTCAATGTCTTACTTTGAAATGTCTGGATATGGTTACTCTAAACGTACCTGCCAGGATGTTACCACTTGGTTTCTGAATAAGTTCCTTCCACGCCATAAGATTGAGGTGGAGATTCGTCACCGTGGTCTGCGTCGTGAGCAAGTTTATGGTTACTGTGACTATGTGGGAGAATCTTATCGTCCTCGTGAGTTTTTGATTGAACTCAACACCTATATGTGTGAGGAGTTGTATATAAAAACTCTTTTACACGAACTGGTCCACCTGCGGCAGTGGGTAGTCGGTTCTCTGCGGATCCGATATGGAAAATTGTGTTATTCTAAAGAACCTGTTGAAAGGTATGACTATTGGCATCAACCACACGAAATTGAAGCACGGGAACAAGAAGAAACACTATATCTGGAGTACTTAATTGAGAAACAAGGTGTGCCAGTTCCTAAAGTGGCACACTCGTTCCCCAATCGCCTGATGCAGGTAGTATAATTACATGGTAATTGAGGAAAGCACTGATTACTTTTTTGATTAAGTATGCTAAACTTTGATCACATCGATTTGAAATGATGGTTGAAACACTTATTGCTGGACTTGCCTGCGGTATCGCCACATTTTATGGAGTAGGAGACGGATTTCATGGACAAACAACTGCTAACGGTGAGCGGTTTGATGCTTATCGTTGGACTGCAGCTCACCCTTATCTACCTATGGGTAGTAAAATTAGGGTAACGAACCAAAACAACGGAAAACAAGTCATTGTTCGGGTCAATGATCGTGGTCCATATTCTCATGCTGATCTGGATCTTAGTTATGCTGCCTTTGCTCATATTTCTTCTACGAGTAAGGGAAACGCTACTGTTTGTTGGAGAGTCATCTGATGAAAAAACTAATTCTTTTTGCTACAATTTTTCTTGCAAATCCAGTATTTGCACAACAACAAAAAATCTATCGCCCTTTCATGTATGAGACTTCTTGTACATTAGAAACACCGACTGAATTCATATCAGATGTTTGTAAGGTTGTGGAAACCAGAGAATCAAGTGGTGCTCTTCGCACTCGTAATATTTTCTCTAACAAATTTAGTCTGACGATCAAAGGACGATTTGATAAAGAAAAAGGTTATATGACTTGGGATTCTCATAATAAATACGAATATAAGTGGGATTATAAACCTGGCGCTACTGGATGGACCTATGTGATGCCTGGATTTCTTCTTCAAAACGTATCATGGGATTAAAAAAATGAATGAAGATTTTGTAAGACTAAATGTTCATGAGATTGGTATTATTCTTTCTATATTGAAAAATGTAAGTATTTCTGATGAAAGGATGATTGCTAAAGATTATGGAAGTGCTTCGGCACTGTATAATAAGTTGTATTCAATCTATGAGAAGATGGATCGATCAACAGTCGAACTACGTTATGAAGTGACTCCATCGTTTTAACATATGGAATCCAAGGCTAGAGTTCTTTCCAGTATTACAATTGTTTTTGCATTCTACATGACGTTGTATCATGATACGGCAGTAGGTGCAAGACTGTATATGATTGGAAATCTTCTTGCGCTTCCTTATATGATTCGAAACAGATGTTGGGATGTGGTGGCACTTCTTACATTTTTAATTTTTATGGGATTACCAAAAGCACTTGGAGGAAATTGATGGATTTTACACTTGAACAACAAAAAATCATCTATAATGCCGTAAGGTATTATCAGATGAATCGTGTACCACTGGATGGAAAGGATTATCGAATCTGTGATGACATTTTGAATGGAATGTTTGCAGAGGTGATTGTACCTGTGCCAGTTGCCACACCACCACATCGTCCTACTAAGGGGTTTGGAACTACTCTATAATAGATCTATGAACAACAAAGACTTACAAGAATTTATTGAAGCATTTGATGACTTTATGAAACATTTTGAAGTTGAAGAACTTTACTACGAAGGTCGTAAGGTGTATGAAAATCATCGTGCTCAGGCAAAACATGCGATGGCACAAGAAATTGAACAAAAAGCAGCAGAATTGGAAGTGACCTGTGATTACTACATGATGGAGTTCATGTGAATCAATCCACTAAAATTCTTTTTGCTCTTATGCAAATTGATAACATTACCTCTCTGATTGAGGGTAATGAATATCAAAAGTTTTTGTATTCTCATCTCATTTCAATTCAAATTGAACTTCAAAGACAGTTGACAAATCTCAAACATTCCACTACAATTGAGGAGTAACTTACCACAAGAAATGAAGTATCTTTATATCGTTGACTACTGGGTTCCGTTTCCTTCTTCTGAATACGGTGGCGTAGTTAGTGTCATCGCAGAAAATGATAATGAATGCCATGATTTGTTGCTTGATTGGCGTGATGAATATGAAAACTCTCATGATTCTCGCATTATGGAACGTGTTGTGAACTCTGATAAGTTTGCTCTTGCAGAAAACGAAGAGTCGCGTGTTGTTAGTTCCTTTACAACCTGATGATTGAGTTTCCTCACAAAGCACCCAAAGGTTATTCTTATGAGTTCAAACAGTTCAAAAGAAATTACATTGCCATCTGGATTCGCAACTCTGCTACTTTTGATTATAACCTTGGTAAGTCTGTGCGATCAATATGGGGATTTTACGATTCCAAGAAAAGAGTATATTACGCCCCCGTCAACTCAAGCACAGTTGGGAACGTTGTTAGTGTAGAACAAACAACACCTTATTCTGCCATGATTCCAAAGAAAACTCCATTAGAATCAGCATATGTATGAACCAAAGGTTAATGATTATGTGAAGTGGAGATCACCTATTGAAGGGTGGGTTTATTTTAAGAGTAAAGAATATATTACCATTGAGATTGGAGTTAAACCAAAGAATGAAGAAAATTATGAAGCGTGTTCAATTCATCGTAATGACCGTTTGATGATCTTATGTTACCATAATCAATGGAAAGAACTTACTTATGTTAAATCAAGAGAGTCAATTTATGAAGAATAAAACACTCTGGAGATGGTGGGCAAAAGCACTAGGAGAAAAAGCATCCAAATGTGATAAAGAGTCTGATACGATTGCTATAATCCGCACGTTTATCTTTCTAACTTATCTAATTACAAATGCATTTATCGTTGCTGGTGTGGTTCGGCACTGGAACGATAATCAACCTATTGAGATCTACATTCATAATGAAGTACCAAGTAATTTACCTCAAACCAAAGAAAAAGTGCTACTCCAAACAGGTAGCAACATTTCTTACAATTGAAGACGCTGGATTCTGGGAACAGATGGTAAAGCAACAAGGATGCAAAGACATTGAGATTGTGCCAGTTTTTTAAGTGGCACACTCCTGATTCCAGACTCCAGACTTTGGCCTTATACTACTTACAAGCGGAACAAATCCGCACTACCACTTGAAACTCAAATTATGATCACTACAACTCGTCATCCTTTTGTTATTGCTCGTACCTTCACCAAAGAAGAATCGAGTGCTGTCAGCATGTTGGAACTGGTTCCTTCCGCTGAGGGTAATGACTCTTATGATGTGCTGGTGTCCTATCACAGTTCCGATAAGGTCTACCGTTATGAGGTTGAGGACGATGCTACTGCCGAACTGTGGTACAGCATCATGAACGATCCTGAAGTATGCTCTCTGACCTCCTGGGGTGCTCTGGTGAATCGTGCTCGCGCTCATGGTGACATCGTAGAGGTGTGACGATCTAAGAACTGTCACAAGAGGCATTCCAATCTTAGTGGAGTGCCCTTATAATATCAAAGTAATCGACGCATATCAGATGAGGACAACCTACATCTATCTTGGAGTCATTGCCATTCTAATGTGGAATGTATGGGCAATTCAACGGGATAATCAAATGTGGAAAGTTTACTCACAAACTAAAGCACATCAGGAGTATTGTCAGGCATTCCCTACAAATTCAAATTGTAAGAAATAATGTGATTAACTTCATTTCTGGTACAATCTTTGGTATTATTGTTGCAACGATTGGATTTACCCCTGTTGCAAATGCACTCAATGGTATCATGTTTCAAATCCAGAAACAAACTGTTGAAATGAATCGTCCAACACTACCACCTGCACAGTAATGAATGAAACTCTTGAATTGACCGAAGAAAACTATTGTGATCAACAACCAGTCACGATGGAGTTCACCTATGAAGAGCACGATCTTCTGAATAGTATTCTGAATCATGCTATTGATGGAATGGATCTTGCAATTCCATGCATTTATGATTTTGATGAAGACTCTGAGATTCGACAGCGTTATGAAATGCTTGAACATATGAAAAATCATTCATATTCTCTTTGGGCACAACGATTTGGTAACTGATTATGAAATTCACTGATCTTAACTTTCAACCACACGGCAATATGCCAGATGGTATTGCGGCACGACACTTTTTTCCAAATGGATATGGTGTGAGTGTAGTACAATTTCCTGGTTCATATGGTGCTGAAGAAGGACTGTATGAGGTGGCAATTCTCAAAGGACTTGAAGAAGACTGGGAAATCTGCTATGATACTCCCATCACGGATGATGTAATTGGTTATCAATCCGTGGAGGATATTGATAATCTTCTTTCACAAGTTGAATCTCTTTAATTATGACACAAACATTTAATGTTGGTGATATTGTCACCAAACAATACGGAAAGAAACCTGCCAAGGTTACTTACAGATATAATGGTTATGATTATTATGGAGGAAATTACTCTTGTAAATATCTTCATAACAATCAATCATTCTCTGCTAACGGAAACGATCTAAAACTTTACGATGAGGAAACTGAAATGACTGCTGATACTAAAACTCTCTATTCTTTCACCGTTGATGGTGCTGTTGCCTATGGCACTCACATCGGCACCAACAGTAGCAACCAATATCTGATTGAAGAAAAAGGCACTGGTAAGATTCACGTCTTTGACAAGAAAGATCTGGAAGAAGTTGTGCCTTATACTTTCAGTGCCACTATGGGTGGTAAAGAGACTCATTATGTTGGTACTCCTGATGCTCTGAAGAAAGGTGATGTGCTACTCTACACTGGTTCCAGCACTCCTCAGGTTGCCGTGGTGACTGGTGTGGATACCAAGAACAAAAGCGCCCGATCCAAGTTCAAAGGTGCTAAACTGGTGACTGAGGCAATCTGACCTATGAAAACTTCTACTGCTCTTGGTTTTGCTTTTGGTGTCATTGTAATTGCTGTTGCTGGACTATTCTTTGAAGCAGCATTGCTTGGACTGATTCTGTCTTGGTTTGGTGTATCCTTGTCCTTCTGGCAGAACTTTGCTATTATCTTTCTTGCCAATCTTATTTTCAAAACTAACGTTTCTTCCAAATGAAAAACGGATTCACTCTTGTTGAACTGATGATTGTTGTTGCTATTGCTGGTATTGGATGTGCTGCTTTGTTTAGTATTGCTACTGGCAACTCTATTCTTCCTTCAAAACAAGCGTGTATGAATGCTGGAGGCAAATGGTCTGAAGGCATCCAGTATGGTAGAATGACACAACTCTGCACTTATAATTGATATGAAACCTATTCTTGCTATTGTCGGCGGTGTTGTTGGTGTTGGTGCCCTTGCCTGGGGTCTTACCTATCACGAACTGATTTTTACGTCATTCTTTGCTCCTAAGTTTGAGAATGTTCGTAGGAACACTTTTGAACAGTCAAAATCCTTCCGAACTGGTGCTGTTCAAGAACTGCAAAATATGCAGTTTGAATACATCAAAGCATCACCTGAACATAAGAAAGCACTTGCCGATGTAATTCGTCATCGTGCTGTAGAAGTTCCTGCTGATGCCATGCCTACCGACCTCCAATCATTCATCTCCAATCTTCCTAACTGATTATGAAACCTTTTATTGCTCTTGCTTCAATCGCACTTCTGAGCGTAACTCTTGTTGGGTGTGATGAATATGGAGATTCTGATGATAAGCAACGAGCACAACAAGAACGCATTCTACAAGAAGGCACGGCACAGACTGGTATGCCTGCTATCAAGAACTTCCGTGAACGTAAGTTGCTGAAGCAGATTATTGAAATGCGTGATCAGGATGGTCTGGTGACTTATACTTACACTGTTCCTGAAACTACTGGTCGTCCAGTGTTTCTGTGCAACTCTATCGGTTATGGTCTTCCTGCTGCTACTCAATACACGAATCCTGAGAAATATGAATACACTGGCACGACTCTTCCACAGGCAGATCCTAATGGTCTGTTCTCTCCTTCCAGTGCTGAAGGAACTTGGGTGTTGTGTTCTGATCCTGATGGTAGTGGCAAAACCCGTCCTGTTTATGTTGAACCCCGTATTATTGTTTCTCCTTTCAAACTTTGATTATGACTAAAGTTGTTTATAATGCCTGCTACGGTGGGTTCAATCTGTCCCGTGAAGCATGTAAGCGTTACTGGGAACTTCAAGGCAAAGAAGTTTGGATTGAAAATGGTGACTTCATGGATATGTTCACCGTTTGGTTGGTTCCACCCGAAGAACGTCTTACAAAACCAGAACCCTGGTATTCTGCTCCAATTGAAGAACGAATTGCTTACAACAAAAAGCATTCCGAACAAACTTGGAGTGACCATAATATTTCCCGTCACGATCCTATTCTTGCTCAAGTTGTAGAAGAACTGGGTGACAAAGCAAACGGAATGTGTGCTAAACTTGCTATTGAAGAAGTCTCTGGTCCTTATCGTATTGATGAATATGATGGATTTGAGACTGTTAAAGAACCTGATGGTTACGATTGGATTACTCCCTGAACTTTATTTGAGGTAAATTATGAAACCTGATAACACTCTTCGCAACGCTGGCATCATTGGCGTTTCTTTTCTTTTGAGTCTGATGATTATCAATGCAGTGGTTGGCCCTCTTTATAATGTGTGGGCGCAATCTCTGCAAGGTAAAGCAGAACTTCAGAAAGCAGAATACACTCGCCAGGTTGCAGTTCTGGAAGCACAAGCAAAGAAAGATTCTGCACAACAACTTGCTGATGCTGAGGTGATTCGTGCCACTGGTGTCGCAAAAGCAAATCAAATCATTGGTAATTCTTTGAAAGACAACCGTGAGTATCTGCAGTATCTTTACATCACTGGTCTGGAAGATGGTAGCAAGAATGGTAACGTAACCATCTATGTTCCTACCGAAGGTGGTATGCCAGTTCCAACTCTACAGATGAACAAGTGACAGTCTGACAACTGGCACACAAGGCATCCAGATTCACCTGGGTGCCATTAGACTATCAAAGTAATTCACCAACATTATGACTTCCAATCCTTACGTCGCACAACTGATTGAGAAAGGTTACACCGAGCAGGAGATTCGTCAGACTCGTGCTCCGAAGCGAACTTTTCCATGTACTATTGGACTTCGCACTTTTAATACTGAAGAGGAGTATCAAGATGCTCTTCACGACTTTCTGAATGGTATCTGAAAAAGAAGGAGTTTCATAACATGCCAAAGCCAAAACTATCTGATTTCAAATTGCGCCATCTCATGGTCAATGGGGGATGGGTTCCTGAAGATCATGTGGATGCATTTTTGGATATGATGATTAAGTGGTTGCCTGAAGAAACCGAAGGTAACTGGAATGATTGTCTTGATACTATTAAGGAGAATCTACGATGAGTGAAAGAGCACAAACTATCATGAATGCCATTTGGGATTCTCGCAATCATCAAGGTGCAGATACTGAAAATAAACTGATTGCATCTACATTGCGTATTATATCCGAATACATTGTAAATTATACTGCACAAAATAATCTGATTGTACTGGATAAAAATGATCTACTAAATCTTGCGGCCGAAATCGAATCATTAGAATAAATAACAGAAAAGATTCTGTTCAGATGAAGTCATATTCTCAGTTTATTGACGAAGCACTGTTACCATCACTCATCAAGGCGGCCGCCAGACAATTTGTAAAATCAAAGGCATTGCAAAAAGCAATTCCTAAGGTAGGAAAAGAGGTCACAAAAACAGTCAAGTTGCCCAGTAAAGTGACTGGATTTCAAACTGCAAGAGGATCCAAATATACCTATACACAAAAACCACAATCTTGGCCTCAAACACAAAGAACGGCGGCAAAAGATCCATATCATCCTACTGCACCTGGAGTAAAGCAAAAGTCTGACTACACAATGTTTACGACTCCTGATGCATCCATGACGATGAGACAGAGATTTGTATCAGGATCAAAAGAACCATTCTATCAAGGATTACCACAATCTACAAAACCTAAAGTAGGAAGAGCACCAGTTGAAGTATGGAATCGATATACAGAAAAAAGTGGAAAACAAGCAATACACCCTGGTAGTCCAATCACTGATATTCAAACAGCAACACCAGGTAGTGGTGTAGGATTATATGGAGCGCAAAGAAAAGAAATCAAAGATAGAGTAAAAGCGGCACTTCAAAAATCAGCAAATAAAGAACAACTGAAGAAAGAATTAGGCATTAAACCCATAGAAGACTCTAAACCTTCCACGACATATCGTAATGTTGGTGTAGGAAGAAGAGAGAGTGTAAAAGAACAAAGAAGTTTTTTGATGTTCATCACCGAAGCGCGAAGAAGAATGAGAGTTCTTCGCACGGCACATTATACGACTGCATCAAATAAGAATGAGATTATGAGAGGTGGATTCAAGGATTCACCATCGACTGGTACATATCATCCTGATGATCGTAAGGGAATTGTTTATACCACACCATCATCCAGAGTCGGGAGTGATTATGGTTATTCAAGAGTTAATTTAAGATTAGTCAATCCAAAAGTTACAAGTACTGATTCACCCAGAGACTTTGGTAAGAATATCAAATCATGGATGTCATCTGCGTCTGATGAAGACATTAATGATAAGAAAGGTAAACCAACCAGTGCAGTAGATCAGGCGCGATCTGCATTTAAGAAAGGTGATAAAGTTGTAAGAGTACCAAATGCACATGGTGGATTCACTCCAAGAGAAGGCCAGGCACAAGGATCTTATGTAATGATGGATAAGGAGACTGCAAATAAGTCCATTGATAAAACTCCATCACGTACAATGAGAGCAAAAGGTAAAGAGAGAAGAACCAAGACGCAACCAAAGAAGGACACTTGATCAACTGGCACAAGGCCCCCTCACTCCTCACCAGTCTGCCCCTATAATAACAGAGTCAACCAAATCACTCATGACTCTTCAAAAGGAAGAAATCAATCACTTTATTGATTATGTGATGGATTTTTATGGTCCTGATGGCATCTACCCTATGGGTGCCAATCGTACCATCGCTCGCAAGGCAACCAATGACATTATCAGGATTCATAAGATCAAAGGTCAAAGTTTCCTTGGTGACAGTTATGATCGTGAATTGGTGAGAGATCTTATGTGTAATAAGTACAATCTGCAACCTTCCCAACCATGATCACTGACACCGTTCAAGATCAACAGATTCGTCGCTCTATTCAAACATCTGTCGAAGACATGCCACTGCGTCTGCTTCAACGTATCGCCTATGAAGTACGATGTGAAGAACTTGGTATTCATTCTGACTCCTGGAAACTTTACTCTGAGCAATGATTACTCAAGAGCACTGGGACACACTCTATGCTAAACTCTACGATGCATATGAAGAGTGTAGCAAAAATCATGATGAGACCTATCGCCAAAAGATCGGTATGATTCTTGATCATATGATGTACAATCAACCTTACCTTGACATTCAACAAAACAAATGAATCTCTACATTATCAATGATGTTCTTTATGATTACAGTGCAGGAATGTGTGTGATCGCTGCCGAATCTCTGCCACGTTGCGAACAAATCTTTATGGAAAAGTTTGGAATGGATGGAGATGCTGATTGGTCAAAAGCACATAATCAAAACATACAAACAGATTTCAATACTGCAGCGATCAAAGTGATTGAGAATGTTCCTTATGAGAAGGAAGAAGTTGTGGATTATGTGTATGGTGGAGGTTGATGATTCGATTTCTTCTGAATCAGATTCCTGTTATGCACGGATCTTATACCGCCAAAGGTAATCAGATTCATCGCACATTTTCCAATGGATTCAGTTACATTGCTTCTGAATGTAACTCACCACAAGAAGCACAACGTATCACAAACGATCTCAACTATCTTGCAAACAAATGACTGAAATCAAAACCTATCCCTACATCAAATACATTCCACATTGGTTTGTACTTCGTTTAGTTGTATGTGCTCCTTTTGGAATTGCCTGGTATATTTCTAATTTCCTGGCAGAAAAACTTGAGAAGTTTGGTGATGTATTGGACGATGTTCTTCCTCAAGCATATGTCGAAAAGCATGTGGAATGGGATCAACTTCCAAAACACCGTCAAGAAGCGATTGAACAACTTGCAAAAGCACGAGACACTACCAAAGAACGAATTCTCATTCAAACTGTAAAACCATGATGAATCAATCACTTACAAGTCAGTACACTCCTAATCGAGTACTGGATACGTTTGAAAAACTCTCTGCTGAGATCTATCAGGAATTGGACAATCTCTCCTATCTGAATGATAAGTTATTTGAGTATTGGTGTAATGAATTGTTTTATCCTGATGATGAGGATGAGATGATACTAGAGAAGTGTACACCTGAAGTTCTTCTTGAATTGCGTCAACTTGTGGATGATAATCAATGATAATACTACCACCTTGCTTTCTCACTGAAGAGGAAATGAAAGATGCTCCATCAGAGGATCTGTGGTGTGAACTTGCAGACGCCATGTTTTATTCATCGTGCATACCTGAAGTTGATGCTTATATTCAATTACTAGAAATTGAATTGAAAGGAAGAAACTTATGACTTATCTTGATCTTATTGAAGAACTTCAAGGATATTCTATGGAGAAACTAAAACAGAATGTTACCTTGTTAATCTCTAGTTGTGATGATCTTAAAATAGATGATGAACTCTCCTTAGAAGAAGTTGATTGGGTGACGGCTTACAATCAAAATGATCAAATTGTAATTATTGTTTAATGAAGAATCAACAATATGAATATCACCAGTATCACAAGTAGTATGATACCACCTAGATCAAAACCAGTACTTCGACTACCACAATTAGGACAGATATTGGATATGTTCTTACCTCTTGGATACCATGTGTACCAACAGTTATAACACATGTTTTGTGGTCTTTTAGTAATGCGACTCATAATTTATTAAATAAATGTTAATTAAAAAAAATGTATTAAAAAATATATGTTGCTGTTTTGTTTATTGTGGAAAAACTGTGGAAAACTATAAAAATTAGTATCTTATAATACCTTGTAAACCTCTTATAAACCTCTTATAAACCTTATGGAAACCTTCAGTGTAAACTTCTTATAAACCTTATAGAAACCTTATAGAAACCTCTTATAAACCTCTTATAAACCTCTTATAAACCTTATGGAAACCTTATGGAAACCTTCAGTGTAAACTTCTTATAAACCTTATAGAAACCTTATAGAAACCTTCAGTGTAAACTTCTTATAAACCTTATAGAAACCTTATAGAAACCTTCAGTTCTTATGCAAGTTAAGGGAGTTTAGCATAAGACGCGCAGTTTGTCAAGCCCCCACCCCCGCGAGCGCCCCAAAACCCCCCATAAGACTTCATAATATATGCAATTCTTATAAGATCTAGACGAGATGTTCACAAAAGCACACAAATCTAGTCGAGATTGCATATATAGAATCATGATTCTCGACGAGACCTGAGCATCATACTTGCATCTCGTCGAGAATTATGCTATAATCACACAGTACCACAGGATCTCGACGAGTTATGTACGACGACTACGATCTAGACTATACATACAGCAACGATTATGGGCAGGATCTCGACGAGTACACACAGGAACTCGATGAGGAATACACACGCGACGGGCAAGATTACGAAACGCTTGCATATCGTCATTATGCATGATAGAATGTAATCACATCGCACAAGAATCATGTTAGCACAGAAGCGCCTGGTACGAGTCACACTTGATATTGAGTGTTATGATGATCTGAACGTAGAGGACATGGACTGGAAAGAGTTATTGGAACTTGAAGGTGATGAGAATGTCTATGTTACCATTAAAGATTCTTATGATTGGTACTGATGTAACAGTATGGTGATTGCCTGTGGAAAAAAAGTTTTCCACAATTTGATGAGTTTTCCACAGGTTTTTCCACAGGTCTGTGGAAAACTCAATGATCTTGTGCCACTTATGAGACTGTCCACTACCTATTGACCTATCTGGATCTGATGCCTTATGTTGGGGACGTGGTTGAGAGACCACCTCATTTGCTTTTTTCACCATGAGCATCTACACTGAGAACGGTTACGCCAATCGGAAGGAGTACCTGAACGAACTTGCTGAGGAATACGGCAAGGATCTGGTGTACACTCTGACCAGTGTTCTTCCTGCATCAGAGGACTTCGACGGCCTGATCTGTGCTCTGGAAGACGCAATGGACGGTTTCTGAACTGTCCACCAGGGGGTTGCGGAATCCGTGATCCCCTGCCATACTGAACTCGTTCACCACTCACAACACCATGGGAACTCGCTCACGCATCGGAATCGAACTTGGCAATCACACTGTGGTTAGCGTCTACTGCCACTGGGATGGTTATCCTACAGGCAATGGTAGGATTCTGGTAGAGCATTATCAGGATCGCGAAAAAGTAATGGATCTCATCGACGGTGGATCTATGAGTTCTCTGCGGACTCGTGGCACTTGGGATCATTCTTCTGCTCTTCGCGATGAGAATGGAGAGTATATTCATGACGCCGCTGGTTATCTGAAGTATGAGAATGATCGTGAACCTCAACCACTCTATCATTCGGAGCGTGGTGATGGTGAAGATCCTACTCATACCAGTTTCGATGAGTTTGTCTCTGGCAATTCTTGCGAAGAGTTTGCTTATCTCTTCGATCTGAATGATAACTGGAAGGCGTTCAAGATTAACTACAAGGCACCAGTAGAAAGGGTGGAAATCCCCAACTATGTGACAGCATAGGAACTGGCACAAGAGGGCACTAGGATCGCCTCCAGTGCCCTTATACTTACAAAGTCAACCACACACCTCCAACCACATGGAAGACACTCTCTGGACTGAAATCGCTGATGCTCCTGGTGAAATCTTCGACATTCCTGAAATGAGGGATGAAGATGACAATGATGAACTCACCTGGAACGCTTTCCTCAACTCCAACTGGGACTTCTGATGGAAACTACCACCAACATCAAAGATTTCTTTACCGAAGATCAGTGGGATCTGATCTACAACTTCATCGGTAATGCTCTGGATTCTGATGAGTATGATCCAGAAGATGTTTATGCTATTCGCAACAAAATCCACCTGCTTTGGGAAGATGCCTGACACTTACACTTTCGCTGGCGACACTGTGACAGTCCTCGGACTGGTCGGGGTCATCAGCACTGGCATCATCCTGGTGCTATGCTTCACTCGTTACTTCAATTCTCCCCTGAGAAAATGACTCTTACTTCCGAACAGATTTCTGATCTCTGCCAATCACACTGCTACCGTGTGATTGACAGCATGGACATGGATGATCTTGTATCTTATGCTGTCCAAATGATGTATCAATCATTCGACAAAAATCCTGGTCAAAATGATACTGATCTCGACATGTTGATTGAAGACATTTGGGTTGCAGAAGGTGAGGATGATGATGCAACTCAGGAGTTTATCGCTGGAGTTGTAGGTAACGACCTCGCTGAAGAGATTGTAAAAACCACTCAATTCTGAAATCTAGTCTAGACTACAATCTCGTCGAGACCATGTGCCAGTTACACAAGTGGCCCACAGATCTCGACGAGACACACAATCTCGACTAGATTGCACACATACAAAACACATCGAGATCATGGAACTCGCAACCGTCAAACCCATCTCGCGCAAGGCAAAGAATCGCTTTGCAAATCTGATGGATTCCGTTGCACAGGTGATCATTGAGCAACACATGGGTGATCGCGTGTTTCTTACATCACTCAATGGGCGCAATCACTTCTGGGCAACACTTGACAAAGACGCGGACTGGATGGTAGAATTATAAGACAAAGACGGAAGGGGTTTGCCGTCGCTCAATGTTAAAGTCACCCAGCGCGAAAGAGAACAGATAATCATAGCGTAGGTGAGTGGGTGATTGTGGGTCAGGGTGGTGCCTGACCCATTTTTCTTTATATAACGATACTATTATATTTCATTGCAGGACCGGTGGCGATGTGTTGTTCAGTAGGGATACCCTTCCCCCGTTGGTGCTGGTTGTCCTTATAAGATACAGCAAAACCACACCAAAACCGCTCAGATGTGACAGTTGGCAGAGTGGCACAAGGCCGCTGGTGTGGGTCGGTTCTGGCGTGGCATCATTCATTCAACGGCGCACCACTGACGCCGCCCACCACCAACAAGACCATGCAAACCGTCACGATCACCAACAACGGCAGCACCGTCACCCTGAACGGTTCCTATACTGAGATCGCAAACTTTCTGCTTGGTTTGAGTGAAGTAACGACGCAACCTGCTCCAGTTGCTAACAACGAACCTGCAGAATTGGCACCTTTCAATGCTTTTCTGACGGTAGAATTGACTCCCTATTTTGGTGCATCTGCTGCATCAATGATCGTCACCAAACTAAAGCGTTGCCGTGCAATTGGTGACTTCCGCTATTTCATCCCTGTCTACAAACTGGCAAAGGATGATCTTCAGAAGCGCCAACTTCTTAAGGTTGTGAGTGCATCTTACCGTTACAAGTTCGGTGGACATCGTAACCCTGAACAGTATTCTTTGCGCTCTGAAATTAAGTATGCAAAGGCATGTGATGAATGTGGCAAACTAGCGCAGGTTTTGGTTAATCGTTTGATCGCTGAAGGTCTCTGGAAGTGACCCATAAGCAACACTGATCAATGGGGGGGTTGCGTCCCCCCCTTCCCATGCTATTCTATGGAAGTCAACCACCACTGACCGCCATGCTGAACTTCACCAAAGGCAACGCCAAACTGGGCAAGCAAACCCTGATCTTTAATCTTCCTGCAGGCAAAACCTGCCCCGGTGCATTATTTTGCAAGTCGTTTGCTGTTGTTGATGACAATGGCAAGCGTACCATTCAAGACGGCGAGCACACTATTTTCCGTTGCTTCGCTGCATCTTCAGAAGTGCAATATGATGCAGCATTTGAGAATCGCGCCAACAATCTGCGCCTGATTGTTGATGCTCTGCAGAATGGATCTGCTGCAGATCTTATCAATCAAGGCATTCAAGAATACCGCACAAAGAATACTAAACTGGTGCGGATTCATGAGAGCGGAGACTTTTTCTCTGGTGCATATCTTGACGCTTGGATTGAAGTTGCAATCCGCAATCCTGACCTAAAGTTCTATTGCTACTCTAAGAGTTTGCAACTCTTTCTGAACTTTAATCTTCCCGCTAACTTCTACTTCACCGCATCTTATGGTGGCAAGTGGGATCATCTAATTGATGCAGGATTGTTTAAGCGTTACGCTAAAGTCTTTATGACCGAAGGTGATGCAAACGCTGCAGGTTTAGAAGTTGATCACGACGACTCGCATTGTTTTGGTGACAAACCGTTTGCGCTGTTAGTGCATGGAACGCAACCCAAAGGTTCACTCTGGGGCAAAGCGATTCGCGCCCGTCGTTCTAATCATCAATTCAGCGGATACAGTAAGAAACCCGTTGCAGTGTAAGGTATATTTAAGGGGGGGCAATCGCTCCCCTTTTTTTATATTTTTTCCCCTATTATTTCAGCGCAGGTTCGGTGGCGACCTTTGATCAGGCAGCGACCCTGCTGCCGTCTTTGCCGATTGTCCCCTTATCCTACAGGCCCCCCAGACCCATAAAACCGCAGCAGTGGACAGTTCGCAAGGTGGCACAATCCCCCGTAGACGGATCCCCCATGCTGCCTGTATGATTCTCTCAGTTCACACCACTGAACCATGTTCACCACTCTCACCAACCGCAAAGCATTCGGCGCAACCTACCAATGGGCGATCCTGTCGGTTCTGCCGATGGATGATGGCAGCGATTGCACTGATCAGGATGGGATGCGCCCCACCGACATCAATGCTGCGCTGGGGATGTCCAACGAGGCACGTACCGCCCTCTCCATCACCCTGAAGCGTATGGCAGCACAGGGACTGATCAAGCGCCACGAACTGGGCGCCCGCTGGGTTGAATACACTCGCCTTCTACCGCTCCGCAAGCGTGAGCGGATCGCCCGCTGGATTCAGGGATGATACAATACGGGAGGATTCGATCCCCCCTCCCATTCTCTACACTTTTCTCACAATGCAAACCTTTCTCACTCCCGACGAAATCCTGCAATTAGTTACAACTGGAATGTGCAATTTATCCGACGATCTTATTGTCAGAATGACAGAATCTTATGAGGATTCTGAATGGTACAATGATCCGAATTGTGTGATGTCAAAGCATCATTATTGAAAAAAATCTAGTCTAGATTAGTCTAGACTAGACGCGCACACACATCTAGACGAGACACACACATTCACATCTCGTCTAGATGCACATCATCATCACATACATTCACATCTAGATTCATGCACAACAATTCACGCCCAGTTAATTCAATCGGGTTCACAATTAGGTATCAGACACCATACAATCAATGTGAATGGCGCACACAATCATTCACAACATTAGATGAGGCGCAACGTATGATCGCATTCTATAAGTCTTGTGGATCACCTGCAGAGTTAATTAAATGAATGAAGAATGAAAGTATAAAATATAAAGAATTAAGAATGAATCACACCTAGTTCTTAATTCTTTATACTTTATCAGTTCTTTATTCTTATACTCTCCATTCAGAAGTTCATTGTAATTGTTATAGTCAGTGGTGTGGTTAATTCTAATTACAATGGACTTCTCAATGGACAGTTATTCTTTATACTTTGCAATCGTTGTTTAATTCTTTATACTTTCTAATCCGGATTGATTCTTAATTCTTTATACAAACTACCCCCTTGTGCCAATCCGCAAACCGTCACAGTCCCCCGTTGCTGTGGTGCCCGATCCCGTGGTATTGTTGTTTCAACGGATCGGAAACGACCTTTCAACCGATCCGCCCCCCAGACCAATGGCAACCTACGATCTGCCCGCCGCTATTGTCACCGATACCGTCGAGCACCTTATGGGCGCACTGGCAACTGCTGACGCTAAGTTGAAAGAATGCGAGGCAGAATCTAAGCGCCTTCGTGGTGAAATTGCAGGCATTATGTCTGCCGCTAATCTTAAGTCCCACCGATCTGTGTGGGGTTTGGTTACACTTAGCGATTCCAATTCTTACACTTATTCTCACAATGTTACGACCCTTGAGATTCAACTTAAGGCGGAACGTGAACTAGAGCGTAAGTGCGGAATCGCTGGCGTTGAGACTAAGCAGGTTCTGAAAGTAACCTACGCTAAGTGACACAATCGGGGGGACAATTCTCCCCCCTTATTTCACCCTAACCACACCGCAATTCTTGCCATGATCGCTACACTTTCCCGTTATGAATTGTCCTGGGATTGCTATTCTCAGTGGGAACCAAAGGATGATGACATCGGTGGAATCTACACTGATTCTGTACACTTTGACACTGTAGATGATTATCACTTTGCAGTGTCATTCAGGGTCGGTGAGGGTAGAACTTTAGGTGTTCTATTCTGTGAGGTTGTTATGATCTATCCGAACAGAATTGACACTAGCAAGATGCACTATTGTTTCGGTCAGTTTCATACAAACAAGGGCGCTAAGTTGTTCGCTCAGTTTGCACTTAACCACTTCATTGAGACTGAAACGTGGTCAGTCTGCCCTTCATTTGAGGCAGTAGATTATATCGACGGCGACCCTTTTACGCTGACAGGTGATGAAATTGTGAGCGAACTTATCTGAGTTCGTTATATCGGGGGAGGCGCAATCCTCCCCCTTAAGTGTTCGTATCAGCAGTCCTTATCATTCGTGCGTTCGTGATTTGCAGTCCTTATGGGTGGCGGCGGCGGCGCCCTTTAAGCCCATGGGTCCCTTCCAATCTATAAACGACCCAAATCGACCTCTATATATCTCTCTAAACAAAAAATTTCCGCGCCCCATAAGAATCTTCAAGACCCCCATAAGAATCTTCAAGACCCTCACAAGATCTTCAAGACCCTCTATATAAAAATCAAAAATACTATATAATTTTGAAAAAAGTAAACTAATATACAAAAGATGAAAAAAAATTCCGGGGAAATTTTTGAGTCTGTACAGGTCGATCCAATTACTGGTGAATATTATGTGATTATTCCTGAGATTGTGGCGAATGAACTCTCATGGTATGAAGATACTGAAATTGCCTTTAAAATTGAAGGAAACGAAGTTATTCTCACCGAACGCACAGATTGACAATCACTATATAATGAGTTATGATACTGAAGTAATCGCTAAAAATTATGGCTAAAGGATTTACAGTAAAAGCAAAAGCGCCTGTTGTGGGACAATCTCAGGAAGAATGGGATTATAACCTTGCAAGAGAAATGGTGAAGGGTAAGTCAATCGTATTCTGCCTTCCTGGTCGTGGTGTTTCTTACACATATTTGAAGAGTTTTGTACAACTCTGCTTTGATCTTGTTCAGTCTGGGGCAAGTATTCAGATCTCGCAAGACTATTCATCCATGGTAAACTTTGCAAGATGCAAATGTTTAGGTGCGAATGTACTGCGTGGCCCGAATCAGGTTCCCTGGGATGGTAAACTGAACTATGATTGGCAACTTTGGATTGATTCTGATATTGTTTTTAATACAGAAAAGTTCTGGCAGTTGGTTCTCATGGACAAAGATATTGCCGCTGGATGGTATGCGACCGAAGATGGTCATACGACCTCAGTTGCACATTGGTTAGAAGAAGATGATTTCCGCAATAATGGTGGAGTCATGAATCATGAAACCGTAGATAGTATCTCAAAGCGTCGGAAACCTTTCACCGTTGATTATACTGGTTTTGGTTGGTTGCTGATTAAGAAAGGAGTCTTCGAGCATTCTGAGATGAAGTATCCATGGTTTGCACCTAAAATGCAAGTCTTTGAATCTGGAGAGGTTCAGGATATGTGTGGAGAAGATGTATCATTCTGCCTGGATGCAAAAGAAGCAGGCTTTGAAATCTGGTGCGATCCTCGGGTACGAGTCGGTCACGAAAAAACAAGAGTGATTTGATACAATGGCAGACAAGTACAATATACTTTGTAAAGGACGTAAAATATACTCCTCACTTACAGAAGAAGAGTACTTCGACATTATGGAGGATCTGGCAAATGATTTTTATCAGACAGGTTCTCCACATCCAAACGAAATTGAAACTGAAATTATAGGAGACTAATCATGGCAAAAGCAAAAGTTGGACTGAATAAGAGTAATTCTTATATTCCGGGGCCTCCTAAGAAGTCTCGTCAAGGAGATGGAGCAGGAACTAAGTACGCTTCTTCTTCTCGTAACGGAGCACGTAAAAAGTATAGAGGTCAAGGTAAAGGATGAAATCATTGCTTTTTATCTCAGAAGATAAAGAAAAAGCATTAATACAGGAAATGACCTATCGCATTCAAGTATCGGGGATTGATATTCATCCCTCCGATACTTGTTTTTTAATGGTTTCTCCAGACTATTCTGCAATTGTTACGCAACATTTATCACATGCATTAAGCATAAATCAAGAAATATTTCATATTGAATCGGTTAATGTCCCCTTTCCTGACGAAGATGTTACCGAATATCTTCAAGAGTTTACTGAAAACTATTCAAAATGGGCGAAACGATGGAAAAAGTTCGTTTTGATTGAGGCAGGAGTCATTCGTGGTGGTAACTATCGTTGGATTACTGATATAATAGAACAAAAATATTATACTATAGCACTGTGTGAGAATATTCATAGTAAATTTAAAAGTGACTTCGTATCTTTATACTATGATGATATGAAAGAAGATCTTCATTTTTGGTGGGAAAAACCAAATAATCACTGGAAGTTTGAGAATAAATAAATTTTTCAATAAAATACTGAGTTGAAACAATTTTCGATGGGTAAGCACCTCTTATTAGAGGTCTACGATGTTAAATATAACCTCTTGAATGATGGAATTGCCATTCAGGAAGTCATGGAGCGCGGAATTGAACGCGCTGGAATGACAATTCTTAACATTTTTCAACATTGTTTTGTACCTCAAGGAGTCACAATAGTCATTGCACTTGCAGAAAGTCATGTTTCTTGCCATACATGGCCTGAAGAGGGTGCAATTGCTATTGATGTGTATACATGTGGAGAAGGAAATCCAAAATTAATTGCACTCGAACTATTGAAATATTTTAACTCAAATAACTTTAGACTGAAAGAAATAGATCGTTAAATAGGTGTAGGGAGATAGCAACCTCCTTCCAAAAAAGTTCTGTTTTTAACAAAAAACAGGAGCTAAAATGTCAAATTTACCAGTCGATAGAGATTCGAATTATATGAGAGAGATGTGGGGAACAAGTCAGTTAATCACTGATTATAATGCAAATCCACCACAAAGAGTGATTCAGGAAGTTATGCATGATTATGCACCAAAGCACGATCTTAAAAAACAATCTGAACTACATGAAAAAATTCGTAATGACCAAGATTATGATGATTGGGATTATGGGACAGAACCATCTTATGGTTCTTCCTGGAAATAGGCATAAATAAAATATAGAAATTTCATTTTCGAATGGCAATACAAAGGATATCTAGATCATTTAAAGATATTAGTTTATCCTTTGAACCACATCCGGTGACAAAGGATCTACCGATACTTAAAAATGAGAGAGCGATTACTAGATCAATTCGAAATCTAGTAGAAACAATTCCAACTGAAAGATTTTTTAATTCATTACTTGGATCTGAAGTTCGTTCAAGTTTATTTGAATTTGTAGACTATGGTACTGCATCAGTCATACAAACTCAAATTGAAACTACAATCAATAATTATGAACCAAGAGTGAATAATGTAAGAGTAGAAGTAGATCCTCAACCAGATGATAATTCATTTGAAGTGACTGTAGTATTTGATATTATTGGGCAACAATTTCCCACGCAACAATTTACATTTCTACTAGAGGCAACCAGATAAAATGCCTTTTACCAAATTTACAAATCTAGACTTTGATCAAATAAAAACATCCATCAAGGATTATCTCCGTGCTAACTCTACATTCACGGATTTTGACTTTGAGGGATCGAACTTTTCTGTATTGATTGACACTCTAGCGTATAATACTTATATTACGGCATTTAACTCAAATATGATTGTAAATGAATCCTTTTTGGATTCTGCAACACTCAGAGAAAATGTAGTTTCACTTGCAAGAAACATTGGATATACTCCACGCTCTAGAACCTGCGCTAAGGCGCAAGTAACCATTACTGGTACTACGACTGAAGATACTCCAACAATAACTATTCCAGCAGGTTTAGTATGTGTAGGAACCGCAAATGATACTTCATATACGTTTTCTATTCCAGAAAATATTACAACAAAAGTAGTAAATGGATCTGTCACTTTTAATAAAATTGATTCTTCTGGAAATGTTACTGGAATTGATATCTATCAAGGAACATTTTTAACAAAAACTTTTACAGTAGATGGATCTCTTGACCAAAGATTTATTTTAAATAATCCAAATATTGATACTTCAACGATTTCAGTCTATGTTAAAGGTGTTCAGGATAGTGGATTAGGGATCAAATATTCTTTAGTTGATAATATATTGAATATCAACTCAACATCAGAAATTTACTTAATACAGGAAGTTCAAGATGAAAAGTATGAGATTATTTTTGGTGATGGCAGATTTGGAAAAAAATTAGAAAACAATGCTGTTATAACAGTTCATTATATTGTGACTGATGGAAAAGATGGAAATGGGGCTTCTCAATTTACATTCCAATCTACATTAAAAACTTCCTCTGGAGCACCAACTACATTAAACGGAGCAACTGTTACCACAAATCAACGTTCTCAGAATGGTGCAGAGATTGAGGAAATTAATTCAATTAAGTATTTTGCCCCAAAAATCTATTCATCACAGTATAGAGCAGTTACTGCGCGTGACTATGAGGCAATCATTAAGAAAATTTATCCAGATACAGAATCTGTAGCAATTGTTGGTGGAGAGGAACTGGATCCGCCAGAGTATGGGACAGTTTCTATTAGTATTAAACCCAAAAATGGTACATATGTTTCATCTTTCAACAAAGAACAGATTGCAAATAAACTAAAGCAATATAGTGTTTCAGGTATTAATCAAAAAATTATTGACCTTAAAATACTTTATGTTGAAATTGATAGTTCTGTTTATTACAATTCATCACAAGTATCTGCAGAAGAATCTTTAAAAACAAAGGTATTTAATTCACTTACAGAATATTCAAAATCAACAGATTTAAATAAATTTGGCGGAAGATTTAAATACAGTAAAGTTTTACAAATTATTGATAATACAGATGTTTCAATTACATCCAATATTACAAAAGTAAGAATTAGAAGAGATCTCAAAGCACTAATAAATCAGTTCTCACAATATGAATTATGTTTTGGTAACAAATTTCATGCAAATTCCAAAGGATATAATATTAAATCTACTGGATTTAAAATTTCTACAGAAACTGAAATGTTGTATTTTACGGATACACCAAATATTGATGGATTAACTGGAATTATATCAGTTGTAAAGAAAAATCCCACATCTGAAGGAAAAATTCAAATTATTGTACAATCTGCAGGAACTATAGATTATGTAAAAGGAGAAATTAAATTAGGAACAATTAACATTACTTCTACAGAAAAGGAAAATGATATTATTGAAATTCAAGCATATCCAGAATCAAATGATGTAATTGGATTAAAGGATCTATATTTAAGTTTTGATGTTTCAAAAAGTTCAATAAATATGGTTAGGGATGTGATTGCATCTGGGGATGAAATATCTGGAACAACATTTGCCAGAGATTATTATACATCAAGTTATTCAAACGGAAATCTAACAAGATAGTAATATGATACAAACGGGATTTGAGTCTAGAGTCAAAATACAACAAATAATTGACAATCAACTTCCAGAATTTATACTGGATGAAAGTCCCAAAGCTTCAGAATTTTTGAAGCAATATTATATTTCTCAGGAATATCAAGGTGGTCCTGTAGATATTGCAGAAAATTTAGATCAATATTTAAAATTAGATAATTTAACCTCAGAAGTTGTTGTAGGTAATGTTGGTCTTAGCGCAAATATTGATTCTACAACTGGAATTATCACAGTAACAAGTACAAAAGGATTTCCTCAAAAATATGGTCTGATTAAAATTGATGATGAAATTATTACTTATACCGGAATTACTACTAACACTTTTACTGGATGTGTTCGCGGATTTAGTGGCATTACTTCTTATCATGCAGTATCAAATCAGGAAGAATTAGTATTTTCTACTTCCAAATCTTCAACACATACCTTAGGATCTTCAGTACAGAATTTAAGTTCATTATTTTTAACAGAATTTTACAAAAAATTAAAATATACTTTAACTCCAGGATTAGAGGATGTAGACTTTGTTTCTGATTTAAATGTAGGAAACTTTATTAAAAATGCAAGATCTTTTTATCAATCTAAAGGTACTGAGGAATCTTTTAGAATTTTATTCAATGTTCTTTATGGCGTAACTCCAAAAGTAGTAAATTTAGAAGATTTTTTAATTAAACCTTCTTCTGCACAGTATGTAAGGAGAAAAGTTATTTCTGCAGAAAGAATTTCTGGAGATCCATCAAAATTAGTTGGACAATCAATTTTTAAATCCAATGATCCTACTACCAGTGCATCAGTTTCTGAAGTAGAAATATTTTCTAAAAATACTATAAAATATTATAAGATTTCTCTTTTTGTCGGTTATGAAGAAAGATCTGTAATTGAAGGAAAGTTTACTATCACACAAAATACAAAATGCTTGGAAAATGTTTCTGTGGGATCATCCGTTATTTCTGTTGATTCTACAATTGGATTTCCTGGAATTGGGACTATTGTATCTGGTAATAATACTATAAATTATACAGATAAAACAATTAATCAATTTTTAGGATGCACTGGAATAGATGAGGAAATTAATACTGCTGATAACATAAGATCTGATGAAATTTATTTTGGATATGAGAATGGTGATACTACTAAAAAAGTAGAATTTAGAATTACTGGAGTATTGTCTGAATTTGTACCAATATCTGATTATTTTAAAGTTTCTGTTGGGGATGAAGTCCAAATAAAAACTTTGGGAGAAATAATCGAAGATACTGGGAATTCTTATAAAGAGATTTTTGCAAATTCTTGGATTTACAATACAAGTTCAAGATATGAGATAGAAACTTTTGATGGATCTAAACCAATACTCAAAAGTATCACCAATAAATCAAGTTTAAAAGTTGGAGATATTATTGAAATTGTAGAAAGATACAGTAATATAGTAAGATATCCAACTACGAGTTCAAATGTACCTTATGTTAAATCTATTGATAATGATTTAAAAACACTTGAATTGAATGATTTTTCATTATCTGGTTGGTACAATAATGATGTAGAATATGATTTAAGAAGAAAAGTTAATAAAGCAAGTAGTTCAATAATTCCTATTGAATATGGTAATGATGTTATTTTATCTGACGTATTGAATGTATATAATGAAAATGATGATTATGCATATGTTGCTTCAAATTCTTTTCCATCAAATAATAGAAACTTATCAAGACCTTACACTTATAATGTAACTGCAAATACTAAATCTTCAATAGCTCTTCAGTTAACAGATAAAATTGATGAAAATTATTATAGTACAATAAATTTTAGTAGTGCTGTCCCATTTATTACTGGTGATAAAGTTTATTATCAACCAAGTTCATCAGTTATTTCTGGATTAGAAACTGGAATTTACTATGTTGAGGTTCAAGCAGATAATAAAAAAATCAAATTATATGATTCAAGATCATTTATTGGTAGTAAAAATTATATAAATTATTTAAGTTCAACTTTTGATTCTCAAAATACTCATAAATTTATATTATATACACAAAAATCTGAAATTATTGGTGCCCAAAAATTACTCAAGAAATTTCCATTAAATCAAAATATTCAGAATGGAACTGGAGAATTAACTCAACCAGGTTCTGTTGGAATGTTAATCAATGGGGTTGAGATTCAAAATTACAAATCAAACGATAAAGTTTATTATGGTCCTTTAACATCTGTAAATGTTTTGAATGGTGGGGATAACTATGATGTTATAAATCCACCACTAGTTACAATCTCTGCTGGATTGGGAATAACTGCATTAGTTCAACCAATTTTAAGTGGAAATATTAAAAAGGTATTCGTAGATTCACAAGATTTTGATATTAGTTCCATCGTATCAATTGAAGTAAAAGGTGGTAACGGTAAAGGGGCAGTATTAGAACCAATTTTGAAAAAAAGATATCGTGAAATTTATTTTGACGGAAGATTATCTCCATCTGGTGGAGTAGATTATGAAAATGATACTGTAACATTTTTAACTAATCATAATTTAAATAGTGGTGATAGAGTAATTTACAATTCTAATGGAAACAATGAAATCGGTATTGGTGATTTTGGAGGATCAAATAATGACCAAAATAGAATTTTATCCAACAATTCTGAATATTATATAAAAAAAGAAAGTAATAATACTATTAAATTATATCCATCTTTTTATGATTACTCTTCTGGAATTAACACAGTAGGATTTACTGAGGTATATACTTCTGGGATTCATAAATTTACAACAGTACCAAATAAAAAAACAATATCAGAAATTAAAGTAATTGATGGTGGTGAGGGATATCAAAATAGAAAATTAATTGTAAAACCAACAGGAATATCCACCACAAATCACACAATCAATTTTGATAATCATGGATTTAACGAGGGAGATCTTATTGAGTATAATTACCAGACTACAGCAATTGTAGGACTTTCTTCGTCATATCAATATTATGTTTCAAAACTAAATGATAATTCTTTTAGAGTATTTAACGCTGGAATTGGAGGTACAAATCTTTCAAACTATAATAGAAAAAATTACGTCAAATTTTTGTCAACAGGATCTGGATATCAATATTTTAAATATCCAAATATTTCAGTTTCAATAACTTACTCTAGAGAAAGTTCTAGTGACTATAGTACTATTGTAGCAACTCCTGTGGTTAGGGGAAGTATTATTGATACTTATTTGTATGAAAGTGGTACAGGTTATGGATCAACTGTATTAAATTTTCATAAAAAACCATTAATTACCATAAAGACTGGAAAAGAGGCTCAAGTAAAACCAGTTATTGTCAATGGATCAATAAATTCCATTAATCTCCAATATGGTGGATATGATTACTATTCTGTTCCGGATTTAATTATAACAGATCCCACTAATTCTGGAGTAGGTGCAGAATTAAGACCAGTAATAGCAAATGGAAAAATAACTTCGGTAGAAATTACTAATCCTGGAATAGGATATTCAACTTCTACAACTATTTTGGTAAAATCTTCTGGCATTAATGCACTTCTAGAATCTAGAGTTAGAAGTTTGACCGTAAATAATAACAAGAAATTTGGGGATGAATTATTACTTGAAGAGGGAGGTAAGTTAAAGTATTCTGTTTCTGGATACTTTAATACTCTTAGAAATTCCTTTAACGATGTTGGATTAAATCATTCTCCAATTATTGGATGGTCTTATGATGGTAATCCAATATATGGACCTTATGGATATGAAGATGAAGAAAATTCTTCTTCTTCACTAAAAGTATTAAAATCTGGATATGAATTAAATATTGGTAATATTGAGGATAGACCAAATGGATTTGCAAATGGATTCTTTTTGGAAGATTATGAATATAAAAATTCTGGGAATTTGGATGAATATAATGGAAGATTTGGAAAAACTCCAGAATTTCCAAATGGAGTTTATGCATATTTTGCTACATTAGAAAGTCAAACTTTAGTATCAACATTTCCATATTTTATTGGAAACAAGTATAGGTCAAATTATATAATTGATAATTCTAATCTTAATCAATCATTTGACTTTAATAATTCACTATTACTTAGAAATACTTTTCCATATAAAATTTCTGACAAATATGCGTCTAATGATTTTATAATAGAGTCAAATGAATTATCAAATCAAAAATCGGTTATTGAATCAGTAACGGAAGGATCTGTAGAAAATTTTGACATTTTAAATTCTGGATCGGATTATAAAATTAATGATTCTTTAGATTTTAATAATACTGATACATTTGGGGGTGGATTAATTGTAAAAGTATCCTCAATAAAAGGAAAAGAGATTGTAAATGTCAATACTTTAGTGCAAACTTATGATAATGTAGTTTTTAGTTGGAAGAATGGAAGAGAAATAAAGGCGTTTATCAGTCCATATCATACATTATCCAATAAAGATTATGTTACAATTTCTGGACTTTCTACTAATCTAAGTCAATTGAATGGATCATACCAAATAGGAGTTACTTCATATTCATCTTCTTGCATTTCTTCGATAACTTCATCAACGGTAGGATATTCTACTGAAATTTACGTATCCCAATTACCTTCAGAACCAATATCAGTTGGAAGTAGCATTGTTATTGGTTCTGAAACATTAAAAGTTTTAGAAGTATTTAAAAGTTTAAATATTTTAAAGGTCCAAAGAGGTTCAACTGGAGTATCTCATACTGCAACAACACAAATAAATTTCTTACCAGATTATTTTACACTTACAAAAAATACTGATTATTTCAATTCATATCCAACCGATAAAGTTTATTTTAATCCAAAAGAAAGTATTGGAGTTGGTACTAATATTGGAGTTACAAGTTCTATAACTTTTAGTTTTGGAGTTTCTTCAATAACTAGAATAATTCCAACAAAAGGAATTTATATTGAAAATCATCCGTTTAAAGATAATCAAAAAGTTATTTTTGAAAAACCTACAGGTACTCCTCAATTTTCTATATCAACTACATCTGATCCCGCAGATGCAGTTAGTTTTCCAAGTTCTGGAAATTCTCAACTGGTATATATTGTAAACAAAAATAAAAATACAATAGGAATCAAAACTAGTATAAATTCTGCAGAAGTATTTTTCACAAGTATTAATGATGCCAATAATGATGAATATTCTTTCAGTAGTAGTTATGATCAAGTAATTGGCAATATAGAAAAAATCAAATCTACTGTTTCAGTTTCCACTTCCCATAATTTAACTAATGGAGATTTAATTAATCTGACCGTTATACCAAATCTATCAGTTGGTATTGGTACTTCAACTTCAGTTTATGTTAAAAGAAACTCAATTGATAATACAATTTTTATAAATCCGATTGGATTCAACTCAACTGGTATTAGTACACAAACAAATACTATCACAATTAATTCCCATAACTTAAATACTGGAGATAAAATTTACTATTCATCAACAGATTTAATTGCATCAGGACTATCTACGGGATCGTACTTTGTATATAAAGTTGATAACAACAAGATTAAACTTTCTGAGACATATATTGATTCCAAAGTTAATCCACCAATAGTAGTAAGTATTGCAGGTACTGGTGGAAAATATCAAAATATTTCATTGATAAATCCACAAATAAAATCAGTTAAGAGCAATAATTTAGTATTTAATCTGTCAGATTCTTCTTTATCTGGTTATAAATTTAAAATTTATTATGATCAGGAGTTCAAAAATGAATTCGTTTCTACTGCCAAAACTACAGGATTTACATTAATTGGTGTAGGAACTGTAGGAGTATCCTCAACTGCATCAATAACCATCAAATATGATGAAAATTTACCAACTAAATTATATTATAATTTAGAAAAGTCTGGTTATATAAGTACTTCAGATAAAGACGTAAGTAATTATTCAGAAATATTATTTGTAGATAGTCAATACACTGACACCCATTCTATCTTTGGTGTGGGAACAACAACTTTTAATATTACATTGAATAAAACTCCAGAAAAATTAACATATTCTCAGTCTGAATGTAGTGTTCTAGAATATTCAACAACTTCTACATCAGCAAAAGGACCTATTGATAAAATTAATATTATTTCTGGAGGAACTGGATATAAAAAACTTCCATCACTTTCTGGGTCTAATTCTGAAGATGGAAAAGGTATCTATGCTATTCCAAAATCAAAAACAATAGGATATCCAAAAGAAGTTAGAATCATTAATGAAGGTTTTGAATATTCTTGTGACAAAACTTTACGGCCGAATGCTTATATATCACCACTAATTACAATTGAAAATTCAAATACAATTTCTGAAATTAATGTCTTAGATGGGGGCAAAAATTACATAAATCCTCCTTCTATTGTAATTGTAAACTCTGAAACAGGAGAGAAGATAGATAGTGGAATTTTAGAAGCAACTTTATCGGGAAGTTCAATTAATTCTTTAAAGATTATTCAAGAACCAAAAGGATTGCCATCAACAATTGTAAAATTATTTGCTACAAATAATACCAATGGTACTAGTATTCAAAAGGTTGAATCATCTTCTAGTGGAATTTTTACATGTGCAATAACTACCCCAAGTTTTGGATTTAGTACATATCCATTTAATATTGGTGATAAAGTTTTTGTTGAAGGAATACAAAAACAAAGTTCCACTGGAACAGGATTCAATTCTGAAGATTATAATTATGAATTTTTTACCGTCAGTGATTATGATAATTCTTCCGGAATTCTTGATAGGGTTACATTTAATATTTCGGGTCTAACAACAAATACTGGAATAGCAAAAACTATTCAAGATTCGGTTGGAAATATTATAAATTACAATAACTATCCCAAATTTGAAGTTATACAAAAAATATCTTATTTTAGAATTGGGGAAAAAATTATTTCTGATGGAATAGAAAGAGATTTAGTCATCTCAAATTATGAAAATAATTTTATTAAAGTGTATGGTACTTATAATTTATCTTTAGGTGAGGTTATTGTAGGAAAGGAATCTGGAAATATTGCAAAAATAAGTAAAATAGAACCAAATTTGGGAAGATTTGAAATTGATTATGCAATAGATAGGAAGAATGGTTGGTCAAATAATATTGGAAAATTAAACCAAGATACGCAGTCAATTTCCGATAATGATTATTACCAAAATCTTTCATATACTATAAAAAGTCCTATTGAATATGATAACTTCAAAACATCAGTAAATAATTTACTTCATACCAGTGGATTGAAAAATTTTGCAGATACTCAAATCACATCTAAATCTGAATCAGGAATAACGTC